CATGCGCGGCGGCGATCCCGATCCCGAGCGCGAGGGCAAGATCAAGCCGCCGGAGAACCTCAAAGCCGCCGAGGCCAATCTGCTCCTGAATCTCCTGGGCAGGATGGGCCTAACTCCCGCCGATCGCAGCCGCGTCCATGCTCCGTCCACCAAGAAAGAAGCCGCCGATGACACCTTCGGACGCCTCGCTGCCACTGGACGCGGCAAGCCTACCGCCCGCAACCAGTAAGCGCGACTTTGCGGCGCTTGCCAAGCAGTATGCCCAGGATGTCGTCCGCGGCAGGGTTCCCGCCTGCAGGCAGGTCAAGCAAGCCTGCCAGCGTCACCTCACAGACCTCGCGCGCATTCGCAAGCGCGAGTTCGGGTTTGATTTCATCTTCGACAAGGAATCCGCCTCCCGCGCCTGCGAGTTCATCGAGGCACTCCCGCACATCAAGGGAGCGTGGGCGCGGCGCAAGGAGCTGATCACCCTCACCCCGTCCTGGGCGTTCATCATCGCCTCACTCTTCGGATGGGTCGAGCGCGCTCGTCCCGACCGTTACCGGTTTCGCATCGCCTATATCTGCGTTCCCCGCAAGGCCGCAAAAACCACGATCTGCGCTGGCATCGAACTCTACAAGTTCTGCGCCGACGGCGAGTACGCCGCCGAGGTCTATATTGGCGCCACCTCGCTGGACCAGGCGAAGCGCACGGCATTCAAAACCTGCCGCGCGATGGTGATGAAATCGCCGTCGCTCAAGAAGCACTTTGGCATCAAGGTCAACGTCCATTCCCTGGTGCGCGACGAGGACGGCTCGATTCTCAAGCCGGTCATCGCCAAGCCGGGAGACGGCGATTCGCCCTCCTGCGCCGCCCTTGAGGAGTTTCACGAGCACGGCACCTATGAGCTGCTCAACGCGATGTACCAGGGCATGGCCGCGCGTGACAATCCCCTGCTGCTGGAGATCACCACCGCCGGCAATGACATTTCCAGCCCCTGCTATGAGACGCAGCAGCAGGTTGAAAAAATCCTCGATGGCTCCGTCGTCGACGAGCGCATCTTTGGAATCGTCTACACCATCGATCCTGAGGATGACTGGACGACCGAGGCCGCACTGGTAAAAGCTCAGCCGTCCCTCGGCATCACCGTTGACCGGCAGAAGCTGCTCGACGATCAGGCCTCCGCCGTCGCCTTCGTGGAGAAGCAAAACGATTTCAAGAACAAGCAACTCAATGTCTGGACCAACACGCGCAACGCCTGGCTCAACTCCGAACTGTGGAAGGCGTGCGCTAATCCCGAGCTTCTCATCAAGCAGTTTGAAGGGCAGCCCTGCGTCATCGGCCTCGATCTCGCAGATGAGATCGACATTGCCTCCAAGGTGTACGTCTTCGGCCATGAGGTCAACGGCGAGTCGGGATACGCGGTGTTCACCAAGCACTATCTCAACTCGGCTCGAGTCCGGGAAAAGCGCAACGCTCACTACCTTCCGTGGGTTGCCGACGGATGGCTTACCGAGACGCGCGGCAACGTCACCGACTATCCCCTGATCAAAGAGGACCTGATCGACGACTGCGAGCGCTACCTGGTCAAAGAAGTTGCATTCGATCCTCACCATGCGCCGCCGCTCGTGCAGTTCGTGCAGCAGGATCCACGCTGGGATCAGTCCATCGAGTTTGTGAAGATCACCCAGTCGGCTGAGAACCTTTCGCCGGCCATGCACCAGATCGAAAAAAACGTGCGCGCCAACTCCGTCGAGCACGACGGGGACCCGGTGATGTCCTGGATGATGTCCAACGTGGTCGCCCGCGCGGTAGGGAAAGATTCAATCATTCCCGATCGCGCCAACGCAGATTCCAAGATCGACGGCGCCGCCGCCTACATCATGGCCATGTCGCGCGCCGGAACGCTTCCGGAATCCAACGACGGACCGGGCATTGACGAACTCGGCCCCAGCGAAGAAGAAACGCCTCACGCCGTGCCCGGCGCACCAGCTTTACCCGCGCTCTCGAAAGCAGAAAAGGCCCGCAGAGCCTACTTTAAGCAAGTCATGGATTCCGAATGAACAAGACAGATTGGCTCATCCTCGCAGGTTTCCTCCTGCTCATTGCTGGAGCCGCCTTCACCTATCGCCCTCTCGGCCTGCTCGTTGCCGGCGGACTCTGCATTCTCGTCGCTCGCGCCTCCGCCGACCAGCGTAAACGCCGTCAGGACCTTGAATAGCCATGGGATTCCTTAGCTCTATCGTCGAGCGCCGCGATGGCCTCACCTCTTCGCTCTCCGCCCCGCTGGGTTGGCTCTTCGAGGCCTTCGGCATGTCACCGACCGAGTCGGGCATGGCCGTGAGCGAGCGCGGCTCATTGAAGTGCACCGCCGTGTACGCCTGCGTCAACGTGCTCGCTCAGACCCTCGCCCAGGTTCCATGGGATGTCTTTCGCCGGAGCGGGAAAACGAAGACCGTGGCGCGCGATCGCGCGGAGCATTACTTACTCCACGCCGAACCCAACCCCTGCATGACGTCGTTCAGCTTCCGCGTCGCCATGACGATGAACGTCCTGCTCTACGGAAATCTTTACGTGGAGATCGTGCGCGACGGCGCCAACCGCATCAAGTTCTTCCGGCTCCTGCCATCGTGGAACGTGCAAGTCTATGAATCGCTCGATGATGAGCGTTTGGTCTTCGCCGTCACCCGCCGTAACGGCCAGCGCGATACCCTCGACTGCTCGGACGTGATCCATGTCCCCTGCCTATCGCTCGATGGTATCGCCGGCCTTTCTCCGATTGCGCAGCACCGCCAGGCCATCGGCCTCAGCCTCGCGGCGGAGTCGGCCGGGGCATCGTTTTTCGGCAACGGCTCGCGGCCGTCCGGCTATCTGTCGAGCGCCACCAAGCTCACCAGGGATCAGCGCGAGAACCTCGAAGACAAGTGGTTCAGCAAATTCAGCGGGGCGCGCAATCATGGCAAGGTTCCCATTCTGTCCGGAGATCTCAAGTGGAACCAGCTCTCGATTCCGCCCGCCGACGCGCAATACATCGAGACACGTCAATTTCAGCTCGCCGATATTGCCCGCATCTACCGCGTGCCCGGCGTCCTGGTCGGCCTCTCGGAGACAGCAACGCACGCCTCGGCCGACGCCTTTTTCCTGAGCTTTGTGAAATTCACTGTGACGCCCTGGGTGCAGGCCATCGAGCAGGAGTTCGATCGCAAGTGCTTCCCCAACACTGACGACCTTTATTGCAAGTTCGACCTCAACGGGCTGCTGCGCGGCGATGCCAAGGGACGCAGCGAGTTCTACAAATCCCTGTGGTCCTCGGCGGCATTGTCGCCCAACGACATTCGCGATTGGGAAGACCTTGATCCCATCGTGGGCGGTGAGCGCTACTTCGTGCAGCAGGGCTTCATGCCACTGGACAAAGTCGATGAGGTGCTTGAGGATCAGATCAAGAAGGGCTCAACCCCGCCCGTGCCTCCCGCCGCGCCCGATGCGGATGTCACCGCCGGCGCCGGAGTTCGCAGCGCGCACATCGCATGGCTGCAAGACGTTCAGTCCAGAGTTGCCAAGTGGGAGAAGAGAGATGCAGTCAAGGTCGCAGAGGCCTTTGCGCCGGTATTCAGCTCCCTGGCGTGCCTGACGGCCAGCCCGGAAAAGCTGCCAACCATAAATTCGCGCGAATTCTGCATGCGCATGATGTCCGAGCTCGACGCAGCTCTACCCAATTTTGCCGAACGCGCCATCGCGCGCTTCGAACAGGAGTGCCAATGTCCCGCGTAAAACAAGAACGCCGCTTCCTCCAGACCGAAGTCCGCCTCCAGAAGGAAGCCGACAAGCCCACCATGATCACGGGCTACGCCGCTGTCTTCAACAAGACCGCGAAGATTGGCGGTTCATTCAGCGAGGTGATCCGCCCCACGGCCTTCACCCGCGCCCTCAAGGAGAAGCAGGACGTGCGCGCCCTCTTCAATCACCACGACGGCAAGGTGCTCGGGCGCACCAAGTCAGGCACGCTACGCCTCTCGGTCGACGATAAGGGTCTGCGTTACGAGATCGATCCGCCAAATACTACGGTCGCCAATGACCTCATGGAATCCATCGGCCGCGGCGACATCGACGCCAGCAGCTTCGCTTTCGTGACGCGCAACGACAAGTGGACCGAAGCCACCAAAGACGGGGTGACCACCTGCCTCCGCGAGATACTCGACGTGGACCTGTCCGACGTTTCGCCAGTGACCTACCCCGCCTACGCCTCCACCACCGCTGGCGTCCGCAGCCAGCTCTTCGAGGGTCTCGAAATACCCAAGGAGATGCGCGCCGCCGCCGCCGATTGCGAGTGCGACTGCCCCGAGTGCCAGGACGGTAATTGCGCTGAGTGCTCCGACGATGAGTGTGACGACGACAACTGCCGCTGCGCCAAACGAAGTGCGCGGGCGGCAAGCGAAGAAACGGCCCGATCTGATTTCAAAGAGCACCTGGAGATACGCCTCAAGCTCGCCGAAAAGCTTTGATCTCTTTCATCCCGCCAATCACGACGGGTGCCCCATTTCTGCCCGCTTTTGGCAGAAGTGGGAAGAAATAAGGTTTTTGCCAATACCTTAGATTTTTCCCCGCGCTTCGCGGACGGCGGCAGCCGTCTGCCCAGCACGGGAACGCGACGAAGCACCCGGCAGGGCGCCTGTCTCGCAATTCGCACCACCCAAGGACAAACGTCATGTTGATGCTCAAATCGAAAGAACTTCGCGAGCAGCGTGCCAAGCTGATCGCCGACTGCCGCGCCCTGATGGCCGGCGAACTCACCACCGAGATCCGCGCCCAGGCCACCGCCATGGACGCCGATATCGACAAGCTGCAGGCCGATATCGATCTTTATGAAAAGCAGGAAACCCGCGAGCGTGAGCTTGCCACCAAGAAGGATCCGATCGTGGACCCGAAAGTGGATCCGTTGCCGGAAGATCGCAAAAAAGCGATCGAATCCGAAAGCCGCGCCTATAGCGCAGCGTTCGATGCTTATCTGCGCTACGGCATGCAGGAATTGAGCCCCGAGCAGCGCAGCATCCTGAAAAAGGGATACCGCGAAGTGAAGGATGGAGAAACGGAACAGCGCGCCCAGACCGTCACCACCACGGCCGGCGGCTATGCCGTGCCCCAGGGATTCATGGCTGAGCTGGAACGCGCTGAGTTGATGTTTGGCGGCGTCCGCCAAGCAGCCCGCATTCTGAAGACCGAATCCGGCAATGCCATCCCCTGGCCGACCACCGATGACACCGGCAACACTGGCGAAGACTCCACCATCAACACCGGCGCCAGCGAGCAGGACATCACCTTTGGCCAGGTCACGCTGATCTCCAGCAAAATCGATTCCGGCCTGGTCCTGGTTCCCACCGAACTGCTGGAAGACACCGGCATCAATCTGGACACGGAACTCGGCGGCATGATGGGCGAGCGCCTCGGCCGCCGTCAGAACGCGGCACAGACCACCGGCTCCGGTACCAGCTATTTCCAGGGCGTCACCGTTGGGGCCACCGCGGCTGTTACCAGCGCGTCTCCCACCGCCATCGCTCCCGACGAGCTGATCACCCTGCAGCACGCGGTCGATCCGGCTTATCGCAGCAATCCCAAGTGCGCCTTCATGATGAATGACGATACCGTCCGCATGATCCGCCAGTTGAAGGATTCCAACAACCGTTACCTGCTCGATTACAGCACGCTGCCTGGCATGTTCACCTCGCTCCTTGGCTTCAAGGTGATCACCAACCAGCAGATGGCGAAGGTCGCGGCCACCCACATCACCATCCTGTTTGGGGATTTTGGCAAGTTCATCGTGCGCGACGTGCGCGGCATCGTAATCCGCCGCCTCAACGAGCTCTATGCCGTTGCCGACCAGGTTGCCTACGTCGGCTTTTATCGCGGTGACAGCCGCCTCGTCTGCGCCAGCACCAAGGCGCTCGTCGCCTACACGATGCACGCATAAACCTGGGCGCCCGCGGCAGCGCAGCGCGAAAGCGCGTTACCCGGCTGCGGGCTCTCACGGGTGCA